GTCCAACATCAACAAGTTCGCAACCTTTAACCTGTTGTTCTGTACTTGCCATTCCTTAATCTCGTCATTCATATCCTTTGCTTTTTTTAAGTTTCACTTCTAATATTCGTTTATATGGCCGCCTTTTTATATCTTTGAGGCGTGTTCATATTCTGAATATGCTGCAATATTAGTAGTAAATATTCTAATGTCAAAATATTTTACGAGTAAATTTACTAATAAAATTATGGGTACAGTTCAACGTTTACATCAATTTATTGAAAATAAAGGAATTAGCAAATATAGATTCTATCAAGAGTCAGGACTCTCTAATGGGTCTTTAGACAAAGGTGAGAATATAGGCTCAGATAAATGCGAGAAAATACTCTATGCTTTTCCTGATCTCAATTCAGATTGGCTTCTCACAGGGCGTGGTCCTATGTTAAAAAGCGATGCTGTATTAATAAACGAGCCGGAAATGAAGGAAAAGATAGTTCTACCAGCAAAGAAAAATCTTATTCCGTTTTACGACGATGTATCCACCATCGGTGGACTGAACGACCGTGTGGCCAACCCGGACCCCAGTTCCCCAACTGAATGGATTGATGCCGGTGACTGGTTTCCCGAAGCGACAGCAGCTATCCGACATTATGGCGACAGCATGGTGGAATACCCAAGTGGCTCTATCCTTGCCCTGAAGCATGTAAATAACCCACAACTAATTATGAATGGTCGCAACTATGTGGTTGAGACCTCAGAATATCGCGTCACCAAACAACTTCAAAATAAAGGCGACCACTTTATGGCTTACAGCACCAACCGGGAAACCTATCCGGATGGAAATCAGATTCACGCCCCATTTTCTGTTCCCAAAGAGGAGATCAGACATATCTATCTTGTATTGGGTTGCGTAACGAAGGAGTATAGTAACGGAGCGATACAAATACGGAAGTAAAAACGAAAAGAATACGATTTGTATGAGGCAATTTGCATAACGGGTTTATTTATTGATGTTTATACAATATTATGTATCATGAAATACTATCAGATTACAAAATATACCCACATGAAAACATGGAAATAGCATACTTTTTTCATGTTTTGAGGTAATATGTATTGCCTAATCAACATAAAAAGTATAGGATTGTGCACCCCCAAATGCACCCCCTTTTAATACATTTCGTTTTTGCACTCCATAAAATGCATCCCCAAACGCACCCCCAAGTGCATCCCCAACATGAAAAAAGCGGTATTTCCGACCGTTCAAACCGACAGGAAATCCGCTATTCAATAGAAAGCCGTTCAAAAACGGCTTAAAAACTAATAAAACAACTACTTACCACCTCTTATCAGATGAGATTGAATAATCATTGCGCGTTTGGTGATCTTACAGCTTCCATCAGACATACCGGCGTGCAGAAGACTGTTTTTGGTAATGCCTACCTCTTCCTCCGAAAGCACGTCAAAGATAGCCGAAATCGAGCCGAAATAGTAGTTCTTTTTCTCGTAGAGCAAATGTACATGGATAACCTTTATCATGGCATTTAGTATTTTCTTTGTTACAAATATACTAAATAGCACTTATATAGAATAATCTATCATCATATTTAACCAATCGAACCCACAACAAGACAAAAGAAAAGAGGCCCTTTTCAAGCCTCTTCATTCTTTTTGCGAAAAACTATCAACCGAGCCAACAAAATGCCCCAGTGCGCCTCATTTGCGCCCATGCAGGCCCCATATTAAACCAAATCTATCGTCCAATTAAACTTGCGTTCAAAAAAACCGTTCAAACCCCATTCAAAATTAAAATGCAGTTCGACTCAATTAAACTCTTTGCGCATTTCGTTTTTCTTGGTCAATTCTTTAACTATATTGCTAACCTGTTGTTTTTCAGTTAAAACAAG